CAATACGCGACAATACCAGTGATAACATCACCACTATTTGCGTTATCTTGCATACTTGCAATCACAGTTTCTACCTTAGCAACAATATCAGTTGTAGCAGTACCCAACACAAAGTCGGTGGAAGTCTGTGTGATACCGAAATCAGTAAACAGATTACCAGAAATAGTACCATTCGGAGCGTAGAGGTTGCCAGTAGTCAAGGTACTAAAGCGACCGACTTCCATAGTAATATCCATGTTGCGGCGAATACGTTCCATCTTACGAGCGATAACAGCAGCTTCAGTTTCAGCCATATCGTTAGAACCGTAAGCACGTTTACCCTGAATATCTTCTGGTTTAACAGCGTCCACAATTGGAAAATGCGCGATAGGGTAAGAACGAATTTTACGATTGTCATCCTTATTAGCTTGTGGTTTAGCGCCACGGAACTGATCACCGATTAGACCGAGGGTTTGCGCGGACTCTTCAAAGGTCACAGTATTAGTTGAGAGAAACTCTTCGGAGAACAATCCAGATTCATTCAAGAGTGTCCACGAGTTAGGAACGATTTGGAGTTCTTGAGTGTAATCTACAACTTCAAAAGCGTTAGTGTATGAGCGAATAATTGCCATTTTATATTTTCCTTTTAATAGGCCGGGATTAACCAGCCATTATTATTATTGATTAAGCAGCTTTGTTAAGCACTTGGATACCCTTGGCTTCAAGCGCAGCGTAAACTACAGCTTTCTCAGCGTCCAGATCATACGTAGCGTCAAGCACCAGACCACCAACGCTGATACTTGCAGGACCACGGGTGAGTACCACTAGTTTAGTATCGGTAGTAGCAGCGATAGAAGCATCAGCCAGTACAATAGCCGCAGCGACAGCAGAGCCATCAACAGCAGTTTGTACAGCGACTTTGTACTTACCATCAGCAGTTACTTTACCGAGCAAAGTACCGACAACGTAAGATTTAGCAGCAGCTTCATTAACAGTCACGACTTCACGGCAATAGCCCAATTCGGGCTTAGTTTCCATCTTAACGAGATTAGAGATACGGAGTGTATCAGTTGCGATTACAGGCATTTTATATTCCTTTTAATTATTTAGTTATTTAACTTGTTTGGACTTCAGGATACGCGCAACAGCACTTTCCTTATCTTTTGGCTCTTCGGAGGTACTTGCACCTTGCTCTTGGAACAGCGCAGATTTCTCGATGAATCCCTGAGTGGTTTCAATATTAGCTTGCATCGAAGTAATAGCTGCGAGGAACGCAACGAAATCATCTTCTGATTCCAACGACAGTGCAGCCTTTACGATAGGAGCTTAAAGCTTCTCATCCTTGATTACAGCAGTGAATTGTGCAGTCTTGGACTTTACGATTTGCTCTTGTTTTTCTTTCTTGAATTCAGCGATAAGCTCTTGTGCCTTTTGCAGTTCAACCCGTGATTCATCAAATGATTTCTGGAGTAGTTCTAGGCTCAGTTCTGTTGCTGATTTTTCAATCTTAGTGGTATCATCCACCTTGATTTCTTTCGTCATATTTTGTTCCTTATGAATAGAGGTAACTGAGGCAGATGCCTCGATTGATTTCTCAACGCTAGCGTGTGTCGAGGTATCTTCGTCAGCAGCGTCAGCTACTACTTCGGATTTGGTTTCAGTAGCCTTAGCTACAGGTTGTTCTTTTGTTTCTTGCTTGTCCATCTTACGGAATGCTTTCTCAATAAGAGACTGGTCATTCAACATAGACAAATACTGTGTCTCATCAAGACCAGATAGGACTTCAGCGATTGATTCAGCGTCATTAACGGACTTTAGAACTTCAAATGCTTCTAGCTTTGATTGGATGTAATCTTCGTAATTCCAAGATTCACCTTCTTCTTTTACAGCCGGTACATAACCCATCATTCGTGCTAGAATCTCTGCATCATCATAATAGACATTGAAGAAGCGTCGCAGAAAATCCGGTAACTCCATAGTCACCTTGACTTGTTGCATTTTCTGGATGTATTCTTCGCTGAAGTTATGTCCCTTGAGTACCAGCGCATATGCCTTGTTATTAGCAGGACCACCTTGCTGTTTACTAACCAGTGCCACATGAGCACCTTCTTTCTCGAAACTAATATCTGATAGTTTTCGTTTTGCTTTAATCATTTAATCCTCTATGTTTTCTACAGAGGCCAAAGCCCCGATGCTAACGCCACAAATCTCACCGGACTTAACCAATTCCCATAGGTCGTTATCTAAGCATTGAACCGTACATAACCAAGTACCTTTAGTAACTAGTTTATCACCGATTGCCATATCTACAGGTGCTACAAATGACTCACAGAATTCAAACGTATCAGTCTGAGTTAAGTGAAACAGATTCGCTTGCATACTGTACTTATTGAAGTTATGACAGGCTTTACGTACTTCATCTACTGATGTAATATCACCATGAGCATCAGCTTCGTCTGGAACCATAACTACAAATGTAGCTTGCATTAAGTCCTCATTGATAGCCTTAGCTACCTGAATCTTTCCATACGTAGCATCATCTCCATCTTTGTTCAGTTCAGCTTCCGTAATAACCTTCTTGTGACTCTTCAAGATACCTTCCTGTTTAAGCACAGAACGTGTCCAAGCTAAACCACTCGATCCGCCGAACGCATAGAACTTGATGATTTCTTCTGTCGGTCCTTTGTCGTGTAGACGCTTGCGGTAATCCACGGACTTCTCTAGCTGTGTTAACTTGTGGTACATTACCTTGATTGAATCAAGAGTAAAACCACCTGAGCTTTCGTCAAGAATCTCTTGTGCTTTCTGCACTTGTTCTTGCGTTGAAATAGCAGCAGTGCTTTCGCGTGTGTTATATTTGTTCTTCAGTGCGATACCCCGGAGCATATTATTCGTAACAGCTACTGTAGGTTGGTACAACGTATCTTCTTTTGTTTTATCCATCTGTTGACTTTCTTTACTTTATTCTGGCGTACAAAGGCGTCCTTTCGGATAATGCTCTTGTACTTCTGTTGTTTTATTGCGTCAACTATAACAGTAATTATAGCACGGAATATTTATATTTGCTAGCGAAATCTAATTCCAATAGCAAATGGCACGTAATTGTGGTAGTATTTATTTCAAACCAAGGAATTTAGCCACTGTTAACATCCTAGGATGATTTGCAACAGCGTCTGCAATTTCAGCAGCAGTAGGGGCTAACGTAGTACCTTCCCCAGCTACTGTAGCGAATGCTGCCGATTTAATCCTATCAACATAAACACCTGCAACAGGTACAATAGTAGCCCCTATATTACCAACAACAGTATAGTTACCAGTATTAGGAAATTCCAATTGATAACCGTTAATAAAAGGAACATCATGGAAGAATGCTCCACCACCTAAATCAACTTTCTTATAAGCAATAATAGGTGCGTTCATCATACCAATAGCGTCATCCTCCAAGTCACGAATAGTTTCCTTGAAGGCAACAATATCCGTGATACTTGAATCCGACAGTACTAGTTTATTAGTCCAGTCGATAGTGATCATTATTCGTCAGCGGTAGCAATAGCATTTGTACCATTAGCTGCACTTGATGCTGCTGTGAACGTAGTTTCAAATGGCTGTAATGAACTACCAGCAGTACCTTTACGAACTTTAAGACGTGCTGTGAAGTCCGAAACATAAGTATATGATGCACTCGCTTCAGTTGTACTTGCTGCTACTTTATCGATGAAAGGAACCCAAGTTGGAGAAGCTGAAGCATGAATCTGCCCCCATGTTCCACTGATTGTGAATGTACGTGTACCTGTGTTAACAGCAGTATACTGATAAGGTACGCTGTTAACGCGGATGTAGCCTGTAGCTGGTGTATCACCTTTGATTGCTTGGGTAACAACACAAGTATTTCCACCTGATATAGTAGGAGCACTCAATGTGTATTCTGTGTCATCAAAACCACTAGCTGTAGCTGCACTACGCCCCACTAACACACGAGAACCTACTGTTAAACCACCGATTGAAATACCGGCTACTACTGGATTAGTAATAGTTGTACCATCGTGAGATACCATCTGGTACTTCTGAAGGTCAGCAGATAATGCACCTGCGATATACCATCCTTGTGCAACGAACCATTTACCACCAGCAACCACACCAAAAGGTGCAGCGCCATTAGGGGTGTATCCATAAGTCCCGTCACCAAGTGAACGGTATTTCCAACCAAGAACACCATCTACAGTAGTAGCGCTGGATTCATCGCAAATAGCTTGGCAATATTGTGCTGCTTCTGCAATAGTACAACCACCCGACAACGTAATAGTACCTTTATACTCTTTAGAACCACCAACACCAGTATCTTTGAAATGAGAACCAGTTGTGATTGTTACTTTAGGTGAAAGTGCCAGAGCACCCGCTAGATTAAGTGTAGTCCAATCAGAAGTAGTGGCTGTTGAAATAGCTGCTGGTTGTTCGCCACCTGCCACTAAGTTAGCTGCGAAGTCACCATAAGTTTGTCCGTATTTTCTGGAGTAAACCCGGACATCCCCGTTGTCAATCAAAGCACCAGCAGTCTTAGCTTTGACCATAATCTGAATATGACCGTTAGGCCAGTACGTAGAGAGCTTTGCAGCGTTCTGAACCACGTACATAGGACTAGCTGCAACCAACGGTGAACCGATTGATTTAAGACCTGTATAAAGCACATTAGTACCGTCTTGCTGAATAGAACCGAAGTTCAAGTACTGGGCTGCTGTATCATCAATGTTATAACCGTTTAACAAGTTAAGCAGCATTGGTTTAATAGCTGAACGTGGCCCGTCTAATTTAGAAGGGTTAGCGGATAGGATAGAAACATCATCTCCAGATACTGAGATACTTCCATCGTCTGCTAAGTCCTGCAACCATTGGTGCAAGTCAAGTACGGAATAAACCGTAGTACCGGATACATGGCGAATCGCCCCTGCACCTGTGATTGTAAAGTCTGTTGCGATTGCCATTGTATTCCTTAGTTTAGTTTATTGAATTTATTGATCTAAAACTTGTAATGCTGTTGCACTTGTTGTTGAATTGTTTACTGGGGTTAGTTGCGTCACCCATTCTTGATAATAAGGTACATCACTAGCTTTTCTAGCAGTAATCCTTAGAGGCACAACCTGATCTGTAGTAAAACTGGCAACACCTCCTGTCTCACTACCATTAAACAGAACAGTGCCATCACTTATTTTCTCAGCTTTAACCCTAGAACCATTAACTAAACCATTAATTTCAACTGTAGCTACATTCAACGGATAAAGTTTAGTAGATTGATCTGAGCTTGTAGTCGTCAGTGCAACCCGCATATTCGTTATTACATTTGTAGCTGAAGCAACAGCACAAGTTGCCCTGATCTTGAGTTTAAACCCCGAGGTTGAATTGAAAGTCTGTGCTATTAGATTAGCAGCAGTTAAATTCAACCATGTACCACCGTAACCACTTCCAGTATTCACCTGAAATTCAATATCGTGATTACCCCAACGTGTACCAAAGGTTACGTTAGCTCCTGTGATAGTGGGTGCTGTATTACTAAAAGCTGTATAACCAATAGCAAAGAAAGGCATTTCCCACGTTACACTGTCACCAACTTTAGTTAATAGTACAGAACCACTTGAGTTGAACTGAGGTAAACCACCGGATACATAACATTGCGCTGTACTTGATGATGTCGGCTCATTACACAATACCTCTGCAAAACCAGCAGTTGTACTTGTGAAGCGAGTCAACCAGTGTGAGCCGTAGACTGACACTTGACCGTTTGTAGCTGCTGTTAAACCACAGTTCTTTATTGTTGCATTCAATCCCGCTACAACAGACGTATCTGCGTAGTCTCCCATTGAATTCTCAACTACGATATTAGTGTCAGAGTTAATGAAAGAATAAGGACCCGTTCTAGTCCCGGATAAGTACACACGTTTAACATAAATACCATCGTTGTTACCATTACCGTTAACTCCAATACCCGTAACAGTGTTAGTCATAACCAAAGGTGCTACGCTAGATACACCAATTTCTTGTACTGTGCTGTTATAGCAAGCACTGAATGTAGCAATACCGTTGTATGGACCGTTATTAGGAAGTGGTAAACTGAAACCAACGATTTTATTACCAGTGCCACCGGTAGTGAAATCAAAAGCGTACATCGGGTTAGTAGCAGTTGTAGTTGTAGTAATAGTATGATCGTAATAGCTCATATTATTGAACGTACAATTCTGTGCTCCAACGAAGAATGCTCTACCTCCTATTAATACCTCGGTATTAAAGATGCAATTAACAGCCTGAGTACTGGTAATAGTACCAGTTGTTCCATTGGCACGAAGGGTACTGGACCTATAGATGTTATTACTGAATGTCACTCCAGTAGCATAGTTAATCTGAGCTACATACGAGCCAGATGCTGCTAATGAGAAACGATTGAATACGCTATTCTGTACAGTACCACCAGCAAAGCAAGAGATTATGTTTAGTGCGGAATTGATCTGAGCTTGAGTAGGGGCAACAATACAATCATCTACATCTAATGGTGAGGCTATCTCATATAAATTCATCAAGTCGCTTTGAACAAGT